CCGGGGTTTCGGAATACACGCCTTAATACTTCGTGATGCCCCTCGTAACAAGAACCAGAGTACTCCTTGAGACGGGTAAGAGATAACACCTCTGGGCGCTTGGCATGTCGCTCAGGGAATGCCATCCTCTTAATCAGCTCTTCAACAGGCCGATGGGGCACACCATATACCCACGTGTGACCAAGAAAGTGAGTACGATTGTCGAAATATCCGACAGACTGTTGCCTGGTCTGTGTGATCGTACTCTTCTCTACGCTGAGTTCAAAACCCAATTCTGATGCGGCAGTTGCTAATTGAGACATCTCCAGTCGCGTGTGAGATGCAACAATAACGTCGTCGCCCATCACCAGAACCCTGTCGTGGTCTAATACAGTGCCAGTGCATTTCGTCCACATGTAGGAGATAAGAATGAGATTCACAATTGAATCAATGATCCCTGTGAAGGCACTCCCACTCGGCACACCGCGATGTTTCTGGTATACCTCTCCATCAGGAGCGATGATACGAGAATGAACAAAATCGTTCACGTACCGTACAAACAAAGCTTCCTCAGACTCGTCGAGTTCCAAATGCGTCCGCACCACACGGAAAGCATCATCGATCATTCTCGCTGGTATTGTTGAATCAAACTTACTAAAATCTAGCGAGTAGATGTACTCGAATCGCGCTTCGAGCTCTTGGACAATTGCTCCTTTTTCAACATTGTGGAGGCCCCAAACAAATGGCCTTCTTCTTTCCAGATTCTGAAGTACTGGTTTAGAGAACCTAGACCCCACAATAGTCGTAGCAAGCGGCGCCATCCATACGAGGCGAGTCTTCGGTGCAAGTAACCCATGCTGTACACGACGGCCAAAAACATAGGGATCAAACCCCCGTTGGCCCATGCAAATACTTTCAGCATGCTTTGTCCCGGTATCAATGACCAGGCGATTAGAGGAAAAAGAAGGAGCCCCACTATAAGAGCTGAGGTCGATAGCCTTCTCCACCACTTCAGCGATGCTCCAAGGCTTTCGCCTTCTTTCTTGACCACCGATCGTGTCATAGACCGCACGAATGGCGTTTCGGTAGTCCATGGAGTCGAAGGGTCGTGAACGTCTTCGTAACGAAGACTCACGATAGAGCTTGGGTAATGTAGCTCTCCCGTCACCATCGCTATGGCCATCATCAGCAAGTCCCGATCCGTGTATTGATCGATGTTGTCGATCGTTACGGTGCGAAACTCTGGCGCTGGCTGTTGACCACTCGCGTTGCTCCCACCTACGTTTTTCTTCTCCGACGCAGGAGCATGGCCCTTTTCCGGATACGGTGTACTCTGACGTGGATCCGTGTCTGGAGGCATGAACAGGACAGCCGTACCTGGCGATCCCATCTTGTGCCCATTCAGGGGATGTGACACTGCGGTTGTCCCTCTCCACATCGAGCTCAGCAGAGAGTTCGTCCTGTACCAACCGATACAACACTCTGTCGATGGCAGGTACTACGACATCTCGTCCAAGCTGTTCCAGTGCCCGATCAACTCTATCTTGATCGAAGCTGCGATACTTACCGAGAGAACTAATCCCGGCTCGCGCGTGCAAGTCAAGCACGTAACACCTCCTAAGCGTTGGTCGATACATCCGCCCACTGCAGTGACCAACTGGCGACCAGTGGACTAGGTCAGATCAGGACCTACACAGTGGAAAGACCGTGATCAGCGGGCTTAACTTCTGGGTGGTGACTGTTCGTCAAACAGACCAGAGCTCATCCGAGCAGGAGCCTATTACGCAGGCCAAGCCATCCAAAGG